TCCTGCGTCCAAAGAAGAAGAAACCGACTCCAGCCGAAACCCGCTTGGATCAGCTCATCCCGTAAAGAGCTGCGAGCCGTGCGCGAACGGATCCAACTGCTTGCGCACTCTCGTCTTCATGCGCGCGATGCCGTTCGGCTGCAGCAGGTAGCGCGTGGCGTCCATCTCGTGATCGTCTTTCTTGACGACGTGCCCATGCTCGTCGCGGCGGTATTTGCGGAATTCCCACAGCCAGCTCACAAGCGACGAAAACACTTTCAAGCGCGAGCTCACGAGGCGCGTCCACACGATATCGAGCCCGGCGTCGACCGCGTTCTCGGCCAGGTCGAGGTCGAGCCCCAGGTCGATGTAGTTCTGAAGGAGCTGCTCGCCGTCGACTTGCGAGCGCCCGGCCGCGGCGGGGTCGATCACGCCGGGAATCCATTCGCCCTTCGCCCGAATCGCCGCCGCGTGAATCGCTGGCTCGACTCTGCCGGCGTAATGCTCGGCATAGAGGTACACACAATCGGTGTCGCGATCGCGCGCGCCCCACACGGCCGCCGAGCGATTCCAGCCCACGTCGAAGCCGAAGCCGCGCGGGTAATGGTCCGGGATCGCGAACGGCTGAACCACGAAATCGCTCTCGGGCACGGGATAGATGGCGCCCGAGCCGAGCATCGGGATGCCCTTCGATCTGGCGTCACGCTGGTACGGTGGAATCTCTTTGAGCAGGTCCGCTTTCGCGGCTGCCGTCAGATGAACCGCATGGTCCCAGCCCGCCTGCACCACGTGTTTGCTCATTTAATCGCCGCGCACGCTTTGCACAGCTTGAGCTTCTTCGGCTTGCGTGCCGTCACGTCGATGCGGTACGCGTCGATGAACGCCTGCATCTCGGCCACGTTCGCCGCGCTCGCCGCCGCGATCGTCTTCCGCGTCGAGTAGTCGATGATCAGATCGTCCGCGAAGTGCGCCGCCACGTAGCTCTGAATCTCGAGCGCGCGCTTCAGAATCGCCGCGAGGCCCGCGCCCGGCGTGAGCTTCAGCGGAGCGTCCGGAGGGTAATCGTAAGCGCTGCTCATTTCTTCTCGTTGCTCTGCCGCTGCAACTCGCGGATGTCGCTCTTGATGTCATTGCCGACGATGGTGAGCTCCGTATTGCGTTTCACGTCTTTCTTGAGATCGTTATGCTCGCGTCGCCGTTCGCGGTCGTCCATCCAGCCTTTGAACAGAATGACGACGAGCGGGACCATCAGGCCCGTCCATTGCAACCAGCTGCTACTCACTTCTACTTCCCCAGCACCCGGTTGGCTTTCGCGCGGATCTGCCCGAGCTGGCTCAGCGAGAGCGAGCCTTTCGCGTACTGCTGCGCCGCGTAGCTTTTTGCCAACCCGGCGTGTTCGCGGTCGTTCATCGGATATTTGCGCTGCTTCGGCAGGCCGAATTTCGCCGTGGGAATTTTCGCGCGCGTGGCGCTGGTGAGTTTCATGGTTACTTGACCTCTGTCCCGCCGAGTGGCCGGATGTGCTTCGAGAAATGCGCGCCCATCGACCCGGCGTCCATCAGCCTCGCGTGCGCTTCGGCCGAGACGTCGGGGTACGCGTAGGTACGCCCCGAGTGAAAGCGGACGTGCAGCGTCGACGACTCCGGATCGTGTCCCACGGCCGCGATCGCGGTCGAATCCCGGACGTCCGTCATCTTCATGCCCAGTTCGCGCCGCCGCCGTCCGTGTACCAGCGGTTCAAGTCGTCTTCGGAGAGCTCGCTCATGAGCGGAATGTCCTTGTGCTCGGGGAAGTTTCTATCCGGATGCTCGGCGCGCATCTTCTCGTAGCGGTTCTTGGAGAGAAAGCCGCAGGGCGAATGCACGTATCCGTCGAGATCGCGCAGCAAGCGCCGCGCCTGGGTTGGTTCAGCCATCAGTAGTCTCCGAATCGTTTTCCGCTGCAGGTGGTGGCGTCGACTTGCCCGGCTCATGCGGGCGTTAAAGCATTCGGTCGAGCACGTGCCGCTGCTGCTCTTGCGAAAACGAAAGCGCCCGGCGCCGCACTCGACGCAGATATTTACCGGCACAAATGAAAAGGGCCACTCCCTCTTCAAGGAGTGGCCCGGCAGTTCCCTTTATTAGCCTTCGAATCAGACGTTTTCCGCGCGGGCTCGTCGGCCCGCCGCGTTACTTCGCCTTGCCGCCTTTCGATTTGCCGGCCGGCTTCGCCTTCGTCTTACTCTTCGAGGCTGTGGACTTCTTCGGTGTACTCATCGTTAACTGTTCTCCTGATCGGGTTGCGATCAGGACCAGTATGGAGTCACTTCGCCGTGGGTGCAAGGCGTTCGAGCGCCGCGCGGGCTTTCTCGCGCATCGCGTGTTCGAGGTCGATCATTTCGGCGAACACGTCCACGGGCTTCTTGCCGGCTTTTATCACCAGGCGCCCCTTCTGTGCTGCGTCGGTGAACGCAATCACCGCCGCCGCCAGCTCGCCGAGCGCTCGATTTTCGCCGTGTTCTCGATAATGAGCTTCATGCTACTTATCATGCAACCGGGAGCAAGACGCTATCATGATCGCCTCACACCACGCCTTCGGCCGAGCCGAGAAACGCTTCCACTACTTCCGACCAGCCTTCAAGTGGTGTGAATGTTACTAGCACGATCCCGCCCTCTTCGCACCCCGGCACGATCATCGTGCGCACGTTCGACTCGACGTAGGTTAAGAGGTCGGGCTCTTCGTCAAACCAGATCAGGTGCTTCGCAGTCCCCTGGAATGCAGAGCTGCCTTCCGCATAGCTTTTGAAAGCAAACGACGAGACCCCGCCAGAGGCATGTTGCACAGAGACCGTGTCCACAGCATGTGCAGGGCGTTCTTTCCGCGACCAGCCGAGGATGAGGTCGCCGGGAATCATGCCCGTGCCGAATTCGCCCCACTTGCCCAGGAGCTCGAGCTGCACGATGTTGCGCGTCGTCTCGGCCTTTAGTCCCGCGACCCACGCATCGATGGGGCAGTCGAACCTCCGGCCTTCCCACCAGGCCGGGTACTCGCCCGTGAGATGGAGTGCAACTTCGTAAGCGCCGCATATCGTTTTGCCGACCCTGTTGCCGGCCATGAAAAGCCGTTCTCTGTGTTCTTTGCCCGCTCTGAAGAACTCGAGGTGCTTCGGGTAGAGCTCGCGCCGGAACTTGCCGAGCTCGGGGAAGAAATCGTCAATCCTCCGCCTCCGGCGTCTCCGGACTTCCGCCCGGACCTCCTCCGGATCGAGGATCTCGCTCAAGCTCTTCCACCGGGAGAGCGCCGCCGTCTCCGGATCGCTCAGGTTGAGCTCGGCAGGCTTTACGGGAGAGTTGCTCAAGTAGCGCCAGTTCTTCGTTCGTCAGCGCGCGCAGATCGACCCGATGCTGGATCGGCTTGCCGCCCGGCCCGCTCACTTCCTGCGCCGTTTTTTCCTTGTACTCGTCCTTACGCGCGCGCAGCATTGCCAACAGCAGTGTGTCCGAGTAGCGCCGGCGCATGAGCGGGCTCCCCTCGTGCATGACGACCTGGCCCCTGTAAACGAAGGGCTCGCGCACACCGAGCTGCGCCCGCCGCGTCGATTCGTCCTCGAGCGCATCGGCTGCGAGTTGGCGCGCCCGTTCGAACGCCGCGGCGTACACCGCGTTCTCAGCTTTCCAGTCGTAATGCGACTCGCGCGAAATCCCGGCGATCTTCGCCGCAGCTTCGACGATGCCACACGCGGCATAGGCCGTCAAAAAGGCTCGCTGTTTGGGGTGCGAGATCGTGTCAAACATCCGGTATCGGGCGGGCGGCCGCAGGCTGGGTTACCCGGTCGTCGAAGCGCGTTCCGTCCTCGTGTACGGCTTTGTTCCCTGTAAAATCCTGCCAGCGCTTCACGATCACGTCGCAGTACGCGGGCCCGAGCTCCATCAGGCGCGCTTTTCTGTCGAGCTTTTCGCAGGCTATAAGTGTCGTTCCTGACCCAGCGAACAGATCCAGAACAGTCTCGCCGGCATGGGGCGTCACACGTTCCACTAACCACGCCCAAATTTTCATCGGCTTCGGTGTAGGGTGTCCTTCAACTCCCTGTCGATCTGAGGCAGAAACCAGCGAGTCAGGCCGCCGTCCTAATCCAGCAGCCAAGTACGGATCTTTGCCGTAAGCCAAGATGGGATTCACTCCTGCGAACCCCCACGGACATCCGCCGGTTGGCGCAGGATGTACCCAGACCATCACCCATCTGGGTTGCGGGTAGCTCCACATGCAGGGAACTCCAGGCGTCAAAACGGCACACGGTGCCTGAAGCACTCGCGGCATAATCTTCGCCACCAGTGCCCTTACATTCTCTGGTGAGTCCTCGAAGGAGCCATACTCAACGCCGACGCCGTACGGAGGGTCTGTAACGATCGCGTGTTCCTTCTCGCCGCGCATCAGCCGCGCCAGGTGCTCTTTATTCGTCGCGTCGCCGCACAGTACGCGATGCTTGCCCAGGAGCCACAGATCACCCACCACGCTCAGCGGCTGGGCAGGCAGCTCAGGAACTGCATCGTCTTGCGTCTGCCCGGCGGCCACGCTGTCGCCGCTGCCGTCGAGCGCCGCGAGCTCGTCGGCGTCAAAGCCCATTAGCCCGAGGTCGAACGCGTCTAGCTTCAAGTCCTCGAGTTCGAGCGCCAAGAGCGGGTTGTCCCAGCTCGCCTCTTCGTTGGTGCGGTTGTCGGCCAGCCGGTACGCCTTGCACTGCGTGGGTGTGAGATCGCTCGCCACAACTACAGGGCACTCCGACAGGCCTAGTTTCTTGGCGGCCAGGAGGCGCGTGTGGCCCACGATGACGATACCCTGAGCATCCACTACCACCGGCTGCTTCCAGCCGAACTCGGCTAAGGACGCCGCGACTTTATCGACTGCGCCCGCGTTGACGCGCGGGTTGCGCGCATACGGTACGGGCCGGTCGAGCGGCCAGATTTCTACGTTCATCGACGATCCCGTGAGTGTCAAGGTGGACTGCATCGCTCAGCCCGCGTAGACTTTGAGAGATGAACAACACCTCCGAAGTCCTCAAATACTGCGACCGCTGCGGCTTCATCGCCGCTTACGCGAAGAAGATCCTCGCGAAATCGAAGCTGTCGCCGAACTGCCCGGCCTGCACGCGGCCGATGAAGGACTACGCTCCCGCCGAGCAGAAGAGCCACGAGCCCGTTGAGGCTTAATGCGAGTACGCGCAGGTGAAGACGTCGCCCGGCACGGGCGCGTTGCCCGGCCCGCCTGACGCGTCCGGCCGGAACGTCAGCACGTTCGCGGCGAGATCGTAGTCGACGCCTGCGCTCATCATGAGTCCATTCTTGTAGCACAGCAGCGTGCTCGCGACGGGCGTGAACCCGATCGGAAGAGTCGAGGCTGCGGCCGTGATGGGATACGTCTCGATCGCTGGAACCGGCGCGGAAACCGCCACGCCCAACGTGTTGCTCGTCGGATCGAAAATGACGTTCTGCCCGAGCTGCAGCGCGATGATCTTGCCGTTCAATACTGCGCTGATGACCAGGCCGGGGTACTTCGTGCGCTGCTGGAGCTGCTCGGGATAGACTGCGGTTTGCTGGGCAAACGCTATACAGGACGCGGCGAGAGCGACTGCGAGCAGTTTCTTCATAGGATCAAATCGGAGTTAGTCCGCTTTAGCCTCAACTTTGGTTTTTGGATCAGCTTCTCGCTCGGCGTCTTCGACGTTGCGATGCTCTGCCGCCACCGGGGAGGTTTGATTGCTGATTGCTTCAGCTGCACGGGCGCGTCGATCTGCTTTCTGTGCGCCTTCTACGTCAAGCTTGCCCCCGTGCTCCTCGCTCACTTCAGCGCGCCGCCGAATAGCGACGAGACGCCGGCCGTCAATTGAGCCCGATCAGGAGCCGCCGCCAGAGCACGACCTGCCCGCAACACGCGCAGCTGATGCGGTAGTGACCGACCACATACGAGCAGTTCAGCGTGCAAGCGGCGAGGCTCACATAGAACTCTTTGGGCTTCATGCGGCTAATTGGACGGGGAGATCACTCACGACTTTGGCACGCGCCTCAAGCTTCCGTTGCGCCGCGAGCTTCAGCCGCCGCTCGCGCTCACTCCTGGCGTGTTCGGGCGGCAGGGAGTTGTGCGCCACGATTTTCGTTTTGCCGATCCGCTCTTTGTGCGTGAAGCGCGCGCAGGTAATCGCCGTACCACGGCACGGCACCACCTCGCGGGATGCCGACCGGAAGCGAGCCGACACGATGCGCCCGGCTTTCCGGCGCACGTAGATCGATTCGACCGACTCCATCCACACGACCTCGCTCTCGGAGTAGTTGCGCAGCCTCGCGTTGTCGAACGAGTACATGGGAACCACGCGCGTCATCGGAGGAGGCTTCGACTGGCAATGACAATGCGCGCATGATTCCCTCAAGCCTCGTGGGGAGGAGGGGAGCAAGCTCTCAGGCTGAGAAGCCTTAGAGCTGCAATCCGAACTGCTTCCGTCCGGAGCCGCGCACGTCATCCGATGCTTAGTGTGCCCTGAAACGGTGCAGTTTCGGACCAGGTTGGCGCACAAAGACACTGGCCGCGCTTAAAGACGGTTGCGGTACTGCTAGAACTTGCGTGCGGCCGCTCGGAGCCGCTACGCTGGCCTTCGCTGATTTGAAGCAAACCACAAAAAGCAAACGATCACACACGCGCAAAGCCCGGAAACGTGTAAAGTTTTCGTGGTTTTACGAGACGTACCCCCCGCCAACAGAACGGGCAACCGTGACAGGCTGGGCGGGCATGGAACCGCTGCTGCGCGCGAAGGATGTCGCAAAAATCCTGGACCTCTCGACGCGCTCGGCTACCCGTCTCATGGCCACGGGCGCGATCGAGAGCTGCCGCGTCGGAACCGGCTTACGGCTGATTCGCACCACCGCCAGCCGGGTGGAGCGCTACCAGGCCGCGAGGTTCGCCATTGGGACGGCTCCTGTGCCACAGGCCTGACAGGATCAGCCGGGCGCGCTCCTCGCGCGCGATGCCAAGAGCCTGATCGCCGGAGGCGGCCCACACCACGCAGCGCAGAATCGGCGGACAGTCGGGATTCTGCTGCGAGAGCTCGAATCGATCGCGCGACTCCGGCACGCCGGGGAACACATAGGCCCGCTCATGCACCGGCTCGGCATCGACCTGCCACAACACCACCACCCACGCGCGCGATCTCACGACGCAGCAATTGTACCCGCAAATCGATCTTTTTGTCGCGCCCGTTTTTTCAACGACTTAGTACTCGCAGGCCTGTACTTGCCAAATGTGATCGCATTAACATTTCGGCGTGCCAAGTACACGCAAAACAGCCCGCAAGCCGGGCTCTAGCCCGGTCGCGTTCGTGGCCTACTACCGGGTCTCGACCGACCGCCAGGGCGAGAGCGGGCTGGGGCTCGAGGCGCAGCGCTCGGCAGTAGCCCGGTACGTCGGAACGGGGTATCTCGCCGCCGAATTCACCGAAATCGAGAGCGGGAAGAAACACACCAACCGGCCGCAGCTCCTCGCCGCGATCGCCGCGTGCAAGCAGAAGCACGCCACGCTACTGATCGCGAAGCTCGACCGCCTGGCGCGCAACGTCCACTTCATTTCTGGACTGATGGAGTCGTCGGCCGAATTCGTGGCCTGCGATATGCCGCACGCGAACCGCCTCACGATCCACATCCTCGCCGCGATCGCCGAGCACGAGCGGGAGATGATCTCGCAGAGAACGAAAGCCGCATTCGCCGCGGCCAAGGCCGAGATCGCGCTGAACGGGTTCCGGATCTCGAGGCGATCGGGCAAGCCTTACTCGAAGCACGGCAATCCGCGCTGGCGGGAATGTATCGCGAAAGCGAGAGCCGCGAAGAACCCGCTCTCCGTGGCCGAGCACCTGGTTGGTATGATGCGCGCGCAGCGGGCAGAGGGCGCCACGCTCCGCGCGATCGCCGGCCGGATGAACCAGCTCGGGCTGCGCACGCCGTCCGGACACGATTGGTATGCGTCGACGGTGCGGCAAGCGCTGAAAACAGCGTAGAATGCGAGACGTGATCACTTACACGCTCACGCCGCAAGAATCGTTCCTGGCCGTTTTCTGCCTGGGGTTCGACGCGGCCGGGCACATCAACACGAAACGCGGAGATTACCTGTCGCTCGCCGAGCGCATCTCCGAGGTCCCAGCGAACGGGAACCTGACCATCGATCAACACGACCAGGCGCGCATGATCGCGGCGGTCGACACCACCGTTAGCCTGCTGCCGGCGACGCCCGAGGCGATCAAGAAGGGCGTCATCCAGCTCTCGACGCATCTGAGGACGGGGGCCGACGCGCACGCGGCGGGAGGCGGTCTGGGGCTCGGGGCGCACGAAACCACGGGAGCGCGTTCGGGTCCATGAGGTTGAGTTACAATCGCGACTAAAACTTGGAAGACTCCCGCCCCGGCCGAAGTGGTGCGCCGGGGCTTCTGCTTTAGCGGGCTTCCGGGCCGCCCTTTTGCTCGATGTCGTCCACCCGCTCCTCGAGTGCCGCGAGGCGCTCGTCGAAGCCGCGGACTAGGACCTCGTTGGCCTTAAAACGCGATTCGAAGCGTAGCGCCCAATTGCGAAATGCCTTCAGGAGCGTCGTCTCGATCGACCGCGTCAATTCCACGGATTCATCGAAGCGCTTATCCAGCTCGGCAAAGCGCTGCTCGATGTGCTCAAAGCGCAGAGTCAGCTCTTCGTCCGTCATTTGGCGCGTTCTTCCGCTTCCTTGCGTTGCGCTTTTTCCCAGGTGATGCCCGGATACTTCGCGGCCCACTTGTGGTGGAGCTCGACAACGGCTTCCATCTGATTGATGCGCGCGTGATTCTTCAACCGTTGCCGTAACAGTTTGAGATGGTCTTCCACCTCGGTCACGGTGCAGTAATCGAGCCGCGGCCGCCGCCCGTCCCGTAGAAATACGCTTCTCGGCAGATCCCGGAACATCGGGTCGTCCAGCACCATCTGTTCCGGGTGCGCGTTGCTTAACTGCTCGCGCCGCCGGCGCCGGATCATCGCGGTCAGCCGCTCAATCGACCAGGCCCGCTGCACTTCCTTCATCAGCTCAGGATTCTCGTCGAAGACCCGCATGGCGAGTTTGTCGGCTGCGATCCGCCCTCCGCCCAGGTGAGCGAACTCCAGCGCCTCATCGATGGCGTGCGCGATCCGTCTTTCCAGTTCCAGCCTTCCCCTAGCCGGTGCGGTCATTTTGAAACTCCCTTCAGATTCATTTGAAACTGCTTTCACCAACTCGGTTTCCGAGTTGGTGAGTGACGTTCCAGATCATTGCTGCCCGTCACTTCCGATTTTTTGAATGAGCATTCAAATTCGGTCTCACTTGCCGGCCTTCTTCTTGCCCGCCCAGCGCGCCGTCGCGGCTCGTTTGGACAAATCCGCGGTCTGCGGTGTCTCGAGCTGGCTCGGCGCTGCGCTGTTCATCGAATCGATCTGCGGCGCCCGGCCTCCCAAAAGAATGTTCGGGTCGATCTGGCCGAAGGCGGGACCCCCGCAAAGCAGGAACACACATGCGATTTTATGCACGCTCTACTTATCGGCTCAAGCCCGCTTTTTCTTCATAGCAGCCCATCTAGCCTGAGCCGCCTTTTTTGCCCGGGCCGAGCGCTCCGCCGGCGTGAGCTTCATAGCGGCCGCCTGCCCAGCTTTTTTCGCACTACGCTGGCGTTGAGCGGCCGTCATTCCTTCCGCACGCCGCTTGCCGCCGATCTCCCCTCCTTTTTTCCCCATCTCGCTGAAGTACTTAGAGAGCGCGGGTGGAACCTTGGCCATTTTCCCGATGCTATCATGAGCCACTAACGTGCGGAGTACCGCACGCCGCTTGCCGCCGATCTCCCCTCCTTTTTTCCCCATCTCGCTGAGGTACTTAGAGAGCGCGGGTGGAACCTTGGCCATTTTCCCGATGCTATCATGAGCCACTAACGTGCGGAGTACCGGGTACATACGGTACCAGATGTTATTTGCCTTCCATAGCCGTTCACGTTAGCATAATAACAAAGGAGAATTCCATGCGATCCCCCGCCATTGCGCCCGCCGCGCCGCGTGAGCCAGAAAACGATCACTGCGACAACGGCTGCGTGAAAGAAACCAACCAGACCTACGCCTGCCGCGCGAAAGGCTGCGGGAAAGACCATTTGTGCTCGGACTGCACCTGGTCGTGCGACGGGTGCTCACGCGAGTTTTGCGAAGAGCACACCACGGAGGTTGAGGAGGGCGTGTTCCTGTGCGGCCCGTGCCTGTTGAAGCGCAGCGAGACGCCGCCGAAGCCCATCGAGCTTTCGAGCCTCTTCACGGACGCCGACTTGTTCGGCTACCCAACGAAGGAGGTCGCATGAGCTACGACTCGACGTCCTGGAACAATTTCTGCGACCGGGTGGTTGAAGTGCAGCGTGCACAGGCCAAAATCCGCGCGGCGCTCGAAGCGCCCGTCGATCCGGCCCAGCCCTGGATCGGCCATCCGAGAGAAGCCGAATTCGAGCGCAGCTTCGCCGCGCACGAGGCCGCGATGGAAGCCTGCACCTGCGAGTGGGACGGCGGCCATGGCGAGGACGGCCGCGGGTACCGCCGCACGCCGGCCGCCGGCTGCCCAACCCATGCCGAAGAAGACGCCGGGGAGGCCGCATGAAAAACCCCCTGTTCGCTTCGCTGCTTCTCGTGCGCGGCGCGGTTTACGCCGCCGTGCTCGCCGTCATCGCGCACGGCTTCCTCGGCCTCGCGGCGCATATTGGCCGCGTGCTCGGAGGCCTCAAATGACTATTGATCGCATCAAGCCCGTCGTTGACGTGCCGATCCGCGTGCGCTTGGACGTGGCGGCCGAAGGCGAGTATCAATCCCGCTCGCAGTGGCCCGATTACAAGTACGTTTGTAATCGCGGCCAGGCGCATCTCTATCTCGTCGAGCAAGGACGCCAGGCGCTGATCCGCTCGGGCGCCCGCGCGGGCGACGACGTCGAGATCCTCAAACGCATGAACGGCCAGGCTGTCAGCTATGAGATCCGGATCTTGACGCCGGGCGTGCCGCAAGCTGTCGTCGCGCGAGTGGCTGAACCCGTGAAACCCAACGGCCACGCGCCGGCGCTGGCCACGCCTGCAGTTCCCGCCGAAGCCGATCCGAAGACGGAACGGCTCGAACTGCTGCTCGAAAAGCTGCTCGTCGCCTCGGCGCGATCGCACTGCCGCGCGTATCAGATCGCCGTCAAACAGGGCCTACAGATCGACGCGCCGAATTGGGAGGACGCGCGCTGTACCGCGACGTCTCTTTTCATTCACCTCTCCGAGAAAGGAGTCGTGTGATGGCCTCTCCCGCGCAGTATTCAAACCTGGCGATCGTGAAGCCCGTGAAACGCACGGCCGGCGCGCTGAAAGCGGCCGCCTCGGCCGAACGCGATCGCGAGGCGATCGTCAAAACGAAAGTCGACCGCCTGGCCAGCGTGCTCGATCGACACGAAGCCCGGCGGTTCGAAGCGACCGCCGCGGTCAAGGCTTGGGAGGCTCGGGTCAAGTTCCTCGAGCAGCGCCAGGCCGCCGTCGAAGAGCGCGTGCTCACGCTCATGACCGAGGCCGGCCTGAAGGAACTCGCGGGCTTCAAGCGCACGCTCACGAAACACGAATGCGCCACGCCCTCGCTTGTGGTGGACGACGAATCCAAAATTCCGAGCGTCTGGATGCGCCAGCCGAAGCTACCCAAAAAACAGCCTGACAAGAACGGAATGAAGGCCGCGCTCGAGGCGGATCCGGATCTCGAGATTCCGGGCGTTTCGCTCGCGCACACGGTCTCATTACTGCGAAAGTAGAAGCTGCATAGCCGTTATTGATTTGCTCTCGGGCGCCTCAGAGATGGGGCGCTTTTTTTT